CACTATAGAATTTAAGGCTGTTGGAAGCAGTGTTCAACAATCAGGATTTATTAGAAATTTAGGTAGTTCAACTAATTTGTGGACCAACTTATTCTTATCTGGTAATTTAACTGATGGTACAAATAGCACAACTATTGCTAATATTACTTCTCACATTGGTAACTCTAATATTCATGTTACATCTGCAGATAAGACAAACTGGAATGGAAAAGTTGATGATGTGACATTTGCAGAAATTACTGTGTCAGGTGAAGGAAATAGTTACTCTCAACTTCAACAACAACGTAATGATGGTAGTTATGAGGCTATTGCTTCAGCATTATCTTATAATGAAGCATATGCTATCTTAACAGGAACTGCTGCTTAATTATTAAATTAAATAAATAAAATAAGATGTGTATCTAATGATGCATGTCTTTTTTCTTGACACTTTTAAAACTAAAGTGTATAATACTAATTGAAGATTGTTCTTCATAAGATTTTTATGTAAGGAGGTAAGTCAGTCATGTTAGTAGATTGCTTGGTTTATGCTAGGGCAAAAGAAATTATTTTGCATAAAGGTCTTTTATCTAGAAGTGTTATAGGTATTTCACTAGAAGATTATAATAAAACAGTAGATGCTTATAATGAAGAATGTGGGCCTACTTATGAACACTTAACTCAAGAAGAATTTGATGCAGTAAAGGACTTTTTAATGATATGAGCAAAATAGAAAGAGATGCATTAGATAGAATGTCAGATAATGCTGGCATGTATAACTTTATTTCATCTGACCATAAAATACTTTTAAATCTCATTGAAGCAATGGATATTCTTAGAAATGCTATGAAAACAGATAAATTATGCATTAGATGGAAAGAGGGAAAGATGGTTATTGAAGTTCCAGACATTGTTATCGATAAGATGTGGAAATATGATAAACTTAGAGAAGTATTATCTTATGAAGAATAATGATTGATTAAAAGAGGTGCCGATATGAGATTAACATTAGAAGAAGTTACACTTAATCATTCAGATAGAAAAGAGTTTAGTCATCTTAGTGACCTTTTATGTCAAGAACAAAAAGAACTCATAGAATACAAGACTCTTGAAGATGAACTTGGAATTGATTTGATTACATTATTCAAAACTAAAACAGTTTGGTGTGAGACCTTATTAGAAGACATAAAGACCAAAGAGCGAAGTTATCAAATTATTGAAAGAAAATTATGGGGAGTAAATCTTGAATATAAAGAAATAATGGTTGGCTCTCAATATAGTTTTGGTTCATATAAAATTAATGACTATGGCAAGACCTGGGCACTGACGAAAGAGGAATTACTATGATTTTAACACTTTGTATTTTATCAATTATTGCTAGTTGGATTTATCACTTGCCTCAAGAATGGGCAATTACAATAACTATTTTTGCTTCACTAGTCATTGTAGAAGATATATTTATCATTACAGATAAGAACTAGGGGACACATATGATAACATATAGTAATTTATTAAAAAAGACTCCTAAACAATTAATGAAGACACTTTACAGTTGGAAATGGAAAAAACAAGATATTATTAATTTGTTAGAAGCGTATGAGGTCATTACTCATGTTCAACTCTTTGGGTCTTGGGGTGCTTGGTATTGGAAAGATGATAAGAAGATTTTTGAATCAGAAGAATTTGAGAGTCTTACATTCTTAGAAATTTGTGAAAGATATCATGATGATATTATTGAATGTGTTTGTGAAGAGTATTCTAGCATATGATATTTGTTTGGTCTTTTGGCATCTTAGTAGGATTTGTAGGTCTTATTATCGGTGCTACTTATAATGAAGATATCATGCCTCTTGGCTTAGGAATGATATTTTTAAATAGTGTATTGCTTGTAGGCACAGTACTAAGTAAGAAAGAGTACTAGACTTTGTACTCTTTTAATTTGCTAAATTTAATGACAAAGGATTTTTAGCATGGAAGATAGTTTAGGAAATATATTAACATCAGAACAAGAAGCATTCTTTAGTGCAAGTAAGGTTAGAGATTCTCAAGGAAGACTTCTTGTTTGTTATCATGGCACTGATTCTGATTTTGACTCTTTTGACTATGCACATATAGGAAGAGATAACAAATTAGGATTAGGTTTTTATTTTACAAAAGGAACAGCATTGCAATATAACTATGAGCATACCCTTGCATGCTATATCAATTTAATGAATCCTATTCATGAAGAAGACCCAGTTTTTGGAGATATTCTTGCAGAAGAGAATAGGCTTATAGATGAGGGAAAAACCAATAATGAAATCCTTGCTGCCATTGCTGCTAAATATGATATTGATGGTATTATAGGCAGTGATAGAGGTCATTCTTGCATTGTGGCTTTCTCTCCTAATCAAATTAAATTAATTACAAATAAGAAACCTACATCCAGTAATAGTATTAATGAAGATGTAAAAGAATCTGTTTATAGTGTTCCTGTTAATGGTCCTTCTTTTATTACACCAGAAGGTGAATTTGTTAAAGTTCCTGGTGATGCTCATAGGTCAATTTTTGATATTGAGAAATATAAGAAGTACAAAGATTTAAAAGACTTCTGTAATGATACAGGATATATTAGAGTTAATGATGGCTCCATAGTGTATTGGGAGACTTATATAACTCTTACAATTAAAGAGCCTACTGCTGCTCAGTACAAAGCAATAGAGAAGTACTTAGATTATTTAATGATGACTAAGAATACTGATGGTGTAAGTATTGATTACTTAGGTGACACTATGCAGTTTCAATCATATGAATGGGACTATGATTTACCTGAAGATATTATTGAAAAAATTAAAGGTCTTTATAAGACAGGTAAACTCAGAGAATCTCTTATTGAAGGTGACAGATTTGATATGTTCATTACTGAATCTGTTTATGAAGCAAAGAATTTCTTATTAAATCATAAAGAAGATTGGAGAGTATTTATTGATGAGCATCTTCCTCTGTACTTAATTGGAAGACCATATGAATGTACACATACAGATATGGTTGATTTAGCAAGAAGTGAAGGATATAATACTAAAATAGATGATTTTGATAGAAAGGTTGTTTGTGCTATTTATTCACCTAAGAATGAGTATGGGTGGCCAGAATTTCCTGAATCTGATGCTTATGAAGATGATTATAGATATGGTTATTGGTTTGATAATTGTGTTTGGTATAGTAGATATATTCCATTTAGTAACTTTGAATTATATAAAGCATTTGTTTCATCAGAAGGAAAACCTCAAACAGGAAAATTAAGAGAAGAACTTCTATTAGAAAAGAGAAGACAAGAATTAATTGATAAGTCTAAGAAATCAGATGAATACTCTAAAAACAATCAAGGAAAAGGTAGAAATAGATGGGAAAGAAGAAAACATTCTCAAATTGCTACTAGTGTTAGAGACTATAATCAAATTAATATGGATGCTTTCTGGAAAGGTGATATTTTAGAATTTGGAGTAAAAGTTCATGGTGAAACTGATGATTATGTAGTTACTATTATATTTGAAAATATTTTAAGAAATTTACAGGCAGAGGTTAAAGGAAATAAAAATAAATTAGAATTTAAATGTGTATTGAGAGCCCTTTTATCATCTTTCAATAATGATGATGTATATGTAAGTTGTACTTGTCCAGACTGGATTTACAGACAGTCTTATTGGGCTACTGTTAATCAGCAAAATTCAGGTGCTCCTGAAACAAGAAAACCAAAACTTAGAAAAGATGGTGGAGCAGTTGCACCAAATGTAAATGATACTAAAGGTGCTGGATGTAAACATGTTAATTTAGTTTTATCAAATGCAGACTGGATGATGAAGATTGCATCTGTTATTAATAACTATGCCAAATGGTGTCAAAAGAACATGACTAGAAACTATGCTGATTACATATTCCCAAAGATTTATGGGATGCCTTATAATAAAGCACTACAATTATCTATCTTTGATGATTTAGATGCAGAAGACAGTGGATTACTTCCATCTGACCAAAAAACTCTTAGTACTGTTATTGATAAGAGTATGCAAGGCAGAGATGAAAAAGGTAAGTGGATTCCTGGAAATGAATTTAGATTTCAAAAGAAAGAGCCACAGCCAAAATCACCTGAAGATAATCCAGACCAATTAAAACTTGATTTGGAAGAACCTAGAGTTAGAAATGGTAAGAAAATTAAAGAACCTGAAATAGAAGATGAAAAGAATATCAGAATTTCAGATAAAAATATTAAAGCACCAGATGAAGAAGGAGAACAATAATGGTAAATATTAGTAATAATGGAATTATTTCAATGAATAGAGGAGATACAGTAGAAGTACCTCTATTTATCAATGTTAATGATAAACTACTTCCTATTAGGTATCCTTTTTCAGCAGAGGATGAAATTTATTTAGGAATTTCAGAGCCAAATCAAAGATGGGAATGTGCTCTAATTAAGAAGAAGTTTACAGCAGAAGATTTAAATGAGCAAGAGGATGTAGTGTTAAAACTTTCTAGTGAAGACACAGAGTTTGTACTTCCAGGAACTTACTATTATGAAGTTAAATTAAGACATGTAGAAGAAGTGGAAACTGAATCTGAAGAGGGAGAAGTTGAGACCATATTTAAAGAAACTGTATACACTATAGTTCCTAAAAGAAAATTCATTATTTTAGAGTAGGATGAATTAGTTTTTAATGTGCTAAATTTAATGAATTAGGAGGATTTATGGATAGTACTGTAATCACTGGCATCATACTGGCTGTTGTTCAAACTGCTATTACTACAATTGTAGGAACTGTTCTTGGACTCATTATTAAAAATAAATGGGAAAAAGCAAAAAAAGAAAGAGAAGAACTTGATAAACTCAAAGAAGAAAAGAGAGCAGCAGGTGAAACTAAAAGATGTGAAATTGTTAAGCAAGCAGTTCATGAAGAGGTTGAACAACTTGAATCAAAAGTAAAGAATGAATTTGTTCAATTACGCTCTGATTTTAATGGTGAATTAAAGACTATCTGTGAAGACACTGACATAATGAAAAAAGCCATGCAAAAAGATATTAGAAGAAGTATCAGACAAGATGGTAAGTTATTAATAGATAGAGGATATGCTACACAATTAGAAAAAACAGAATTTGATGAATTATATTGGGCATATCATAATCTGGGAAAAAATGGTGTTGTAGATGCTTTACATGAAGAAGTTATGCATTTACCAGAAAGAAAACCTAGAGCAAGAAGAACAAAGAAACAAATATTAGTAGAAAATAAATAATAGAAAGGAAAGGATTTATTTATGGATATGACACAATTTTGGCCTATATTTTGGTCAGCAATAGGAACTGGTTTAACAGCATTAATTTCTTGGGCAGTTTCAAGACTTATTGTTTGGTTAAATGGTAAGATTAAAGATGAGAAGATGAGAAAACATGCCAATGCAGTTGTTCAAATTGTTTACAATGCAGTTCAAGCAATCTTCCAAACATTTGTTGAAAAATTAAAAGATGATGGAAAGTTTACTGCTGAAGAACAAGCGGAAGCAAAGGTAAAGTGCTTAGAAATTATTAATGCACAATTAACACCTGAGTTGAAAGAATATATCACAACAAACTTTGGTGATATTAAAGAATATTTGTCAACACAAATTGAAGCAATCATTTATCAATTAAAAAATAAATAAGTTAAAAATACACTAAATGGTGTATAATAATAAATAATCAATGAACCTTATATGTGGTTCAGGTATATACAATTCATTGGTTTACTGCATATTATAGTAGGATTTATATGCAGATAGATTAAAATTATAAGGAGAATTAACAATGAGTAGTTGTAAAACAAGAGACTTACCTGTAGAGTCTAAAGAAGTTACAGTGGCTGGTGAAAAGAACTATGCTTATTATTCAAAAGAATTAAAGCAAGTATTTGACACCTTAGAAGAATTACAAGCAGCAGAATTAAAATTGCATGAAGAACAAGATGCAAAAGTAAAGTTGCAAAATGAGAAGAGAGAAAGAGCAAAAGAAGTTGAAGATGCTTATCTTGCCTATCAAGAAGTAAAAGAAAAAGCATACAAAGAAATTTCTGAAGCAGAAGCCAAATGGGTGGAACTTAGAGATAGGTTTGCTGAAGATTATGGTGGTTATCATATGACCTATAGCAATGATAATGGTACAAAAAAAGTCACCTTCTCTGACCTATTAAACTCAATGATTTGGTAATATAAAATCTTAAAACTGAACCAATAGACACTTGTGCAAAGTGTCTTTTTTATTTATTGACTGCTAAATTTAGTATACAATAGTAATTTTATGTTGGAGGAAATTCCTTGGACGTTCTTAATAACAAAGTAGACTTATCAAAATTAAATAGCCTGACTCCTGAAGAAAGACAGGTTGCTTTAAATGTACTTAAAGAGTTTTCAGAAACAGGAACTTCAGAACTCTATAATAAACTTTTATATAAGGATTATGCAGAGATTCCTGTGGATATTGAAACATTCCTATTTGATAAGATGTTTTTAGGAAATGGTCTTGTTGACCCTGAAGGAAGAAAGACTGTATTTCCATATTGGGTAGAAACTCTTAAAAAAGTATTCCCTAATAATATAGAAACAAAATATAATACAATTATTCTTACTGGTGCTATTGGTATTGGTAAGTCCTTCTTTGCTGTCTTAGTGCAGTTATATTTAATGTATAGAATGTTATGCTTAAAAGACCCTTATCTTTATTATGGTATGCAACCTATTGATAAGATTTCATTTGCACAAATTAATATTACCTTAGATGCTGCTAAAGGTGTTGCTTGGGACAAGATGCAACAATTATTGCAATCATCTCCTTGGTTTATGTCTCATGGTAGAGTTACAGGTAAAGATGATTTAATCTGGAAACCAAAGAAGCAACCAGGCCAAATTGGTACTGTTGAGTTAGTTGTTGGTTCTAAAAATAGTCATATCATTGGTAGAGCAGTTTTTAGTTCCTTTGAAGATGAAGTAAACTTTAGTGCTGTCACATCAGATGTTGATAAGATTAAGAGAAAGATGTTAGGTCTAATTACTCAAACGGATGCTAGAATGATTTCAAGATTTTTGAGAGGCACCTTTTTGCCTACAGTTAATATTATTGCATCATCTAAAAACAGTGACCAATCATTCTTAGACCAATACATTGAAACTAAGAGAAAGAATGAATCTAAAACAACTCTTATTGTTGATGAACCTCAGTGGGTTGTTGATAGCAGAAAAGACTCTAAAGAAAAGTTCTGGATTGCAGTAGGAAATAAATTATTAGCCTCAGAGGTATTGCCTAAGAATGCTTCTGAAGAATTGATAGCAGTTTATAGAAATAAAGGCTATCAAATGATGGAGATTCCTATTGGTTATTGGGAACCATTTAATGATAATATTGAAATTGCTTTAAATGACCTTGCTGGTATATCTACAGTAGGTGCTAGAAAGTATATTGCTGGACCTAGATGGGCAGATGTCAAAACAACTAAGTATAGAAACCCATTTACTAGGGATGTTATTGAAGTTGGTAATGCTGAGGGAGATGATACTCAATATAGTGAATTCTTTGATTTATCTGCTATTCCAGAAGAGTTTAAGAAAGTCCCTATGTTTGTTCATCTAGATATGTCTTCAGGCTCAAAAGGAAATGGTGATAAGACTGGTATTGCAGGTGTGTGGGCATTAGGTAATAGACCAGGTGTTGTGGATGATACTAGTGCTAAAGAGATGTTTTATAAAGTAGCATTCTCTGTTTCAGTTAAAGCACCTAAAGGATTTTACATCTCCTTTGAAAAGAATAGAGAATTTATTAGATGGCTTAAGAAGAAAGGATTCAATATTAAAGGAGTTAGTTGTGATACTTATCAATCAACTCACTTATTACAACAATTAAAAGCAGAAAAATTTGAAGCCTCTGTTGTATCAGTAGATAGATTAGAGGGAACAGATTCTACAGATGAAAAGGGAAATAAACATAGAATTTGTAAACCTTATGAGTATTTCCATTCTACACTGTATGAAAGAAGAATGCAAGTCTATGATAAATGTGACTTGTTAACAGATGAAGTTCTTGGCCTTGAAAGGCAGCCAGATGGACACATCAACCACCCAGATAATGGTGCCACTGGAAGTAAAGACCAAATTGATGCTGTTGTAGGTGCTATGTGGAATGCATCACTTCATATAGAGGAACTTCATTTCAATTATGGAAGTGCATTTAAAGATTTAGTTGAGATAAATGAACAACTAGATAAAGAAGATATTCAAAAACAAATGGTAGTTGATTTTGAAGAAGAACTTAAAAAGTTTGGAAGATTATCAGCCAGACCTGAAGATTTTGAAGAATTTGATGCAGAATTAAAACAAAAATTACAACAAGAAGATGATATTATTCCTATATTATAGTTTGCTAAATTTAATGACAAGATTGGAGAATTACTATGGCAGAAAATAAAGAATTAGTAGGTAAGAAGGCTGTTGCTGTTCCATTGAAAGAACCTGAAGTAGGTATTG